CATAGCGTTATTGCATCTGCGATCTGCGGTAGATACTGCACACTCCATCACTGCTGCAATCTGTTGCAAGGTTGCGCTCTCGTGGTGGCGCAGGCGTAGCAACGTCTGCTCTTCTACATCTAGTGATAGGTACCCACGCTTGATGTCAATGAGAGTAGCAAGTAGGTTGCCACCTTCTGCCGGACTAGACTTACCCTTGGGTTGTCCATCCTGCACCATCTGTTGTACCTGTTCTAATACTGTGCCATCTATGACTGATGCAATAACAAAGGGTAGTAACTGTCCGATACCAGCTGACTCATAGTAAGCCTCATCTGTAGTCTGATAGCCAGACTTAGATGCCTTCTCCTTACGAGCATAGCGTTCTGCTACACGTCTCATTTGATAGGCAATGCGCTGTTCGTTGTGCTTGCGTCGCTCTTCGTTATCTTCACTCATCTGCTCAGTGATGTAGGCAGTACGTGTCATAGCCCAAGCCATACACTCCTGCTTGATGTCATCACGTTCGACATAGTTCTTATACCTGCGGTAGATAGTTCCTGCTACCGAAGGTGCTAAGTCATAGACGACTGGATGTAGTTCAGTCATTTACTTCTGGCCACACACCATCTAGCACCATCATTGCGATAGCTGAGTAGTTCAGTAAGTCTAAGAAAGAATCACGCAGTGACTCGTTGCTTGGTTGTACGTTAGAGTCAAGCAGGTTATTGATGCGAGCTATCTTGTCCCACATACGTACACGCAAACCATTAAGTGGTCCACCTGGTGAGTGAGCAATGTTCTTTGGGCCGTAGTCGTGATGCTTACGCACCAGTAGATTGCCTGCTTGATCCATAATGCGCCAGACATCTGCGATAAAGGCTGCATCTATCTTGTCTGTGTAGGCCGTACTAACAAGGTCTCGGTTTCCGTATTGATCTCTAGGATCTGAAAGCCCATATGCTGCAAAATCTGTACCATCTGTAGCCATTCACTCTTATCCAATCTGCTCACCTACTAGCAAAGCACGTGTGGCATCTGCCCCGTGTGCTAGGTAGTAGTCGTTGATGTCCATACCTGGTGGTAGTGTAACAATAACCGAGTTCATTACCTCATTAGCAACACGCTTGGCAAACTCTGCGCCTGGGTTAGACCCATCCTCTTTGATGTCATTGTCTCCGACAACATAGATAGTTTCGTAACCATTAAATAGTTTCGGAAAGTGTGGCTTCCAAGCAGCTACACCTGGCACACCCACTGCTGGGATGCCAAGCACACCGCTAGTTACAACTGCATCTAACTCACCTTCACACACCACGATATGTGGTGAGTCAATGGTGATGTCGCATACGTTATACAGGTGTGCCTTCTGCCCTGTTGGGGAACCGTACTTAGGCTTGCCATCATCTATACGTCTGAACTTAAAGCCAACGCAAGAACCAGAGGCTGTGATGTATGGAATGGACAGCCATCCTTCGTGCATCTCGTGACCATTGAGTGGGTCGGTGACAGTGCCTAGCTGAAACTTGGCTGCAACTAATTCAGATATCCCACGTGCGGCTAGCACGTCTAGCACCTCTGGACTTATTGCCTGTGCGTATCGCTGCGCCGCTTCCAGCAGCAATTTCGACTGCACGTTTGAGGCCATCTATAAACTCCAAGTTCTCTAGGATACAGACTATGTTGACTGCGTTGCCACCTTTACCACAGGTTTGACAGTAGTAAAGGTTTGTTTCAACGTTCATTGAGGCAGATCTGTGTGAGTCATTGTGCATCAAGCACTTGACTCTTATCTCACCGGTGCCACCTCGTACTTCACCGCCGAAGAAACTTACAATTGGTTCTATTGGGATTGCATTTGCCTCAACACGCTTGCTCTTGTATGCCCTGGACCAGTCTTGTGTTGACATACGCACCCCTTGTCATCGCACTTGTCGTGCCAATTAGCTGCTCGCTTGTAGTGAGTAAGTGTGTTCTCTTCTCCACCCTTATGACAGTTCTGGCAAATCATCTTCATCCTCTACATACTCTGCTGTTGCTTCTTCTGCATCAGCTTCTACTATTGCTTCTTCTACTACAACTTCTTCTGTCCAAGTTTCTGTACTTGTGATATCACCTTGTGGTGTTGGCATTATTGTTTCTCCTTTAACCATTGATTTAAGTTTTGTATTACCCAAGCATCTTCGATGCTCGCGTTGCGACGCTTAACTACAACATAAGACAGTGGTACTTCCCCGATACCTCTAGCCTTAGCGTAGTTAAGCGCCTCAACTTGCGCTTCTCTCCAGAACTCAGGCAGAGAAAGCGTCTGCCTGTTCTTGAGTTCAAGGATATAGGTTTCTCCAGATATGATAACAACCATATCTCCCTCATCCTTTGCCCCAGCCTTAGTCAAACGTTCTGCAGTAACTCCGCATTTGCGGAGCCACTTCATTACATCTGTCTCAAACTGAGAACCTTTGCGTTGGTTCTTACCCATCTAGCTTTACCTTGTTGACTGCATAGACTTGAACGCCATCTTCTTCTTTGACTTCTACTATCCCTGCTTGGATAAGCAAGGAAGCAAAGGCAGCAAAGTCCTTCTCTAATTTCTGAATGCGGTTCTTTACATATGCCATCTCTGTATTAGCCAACGTTGTAACCTCCTTGATATCCAGCCATAGCGTCTCTCCTTAGCATCCAACCAAACTCGTTCTGGTCTGATATCTGACAGGCTGCATAGTTTACTAGCAGTTGTGCATAATCAGAAGCATCTGCGTGATGCGGTCCAAAGCGATTCTTTACAGCAGCTACTGCCAAAGTATTTTGGTTTGGATCGTAACCAAGAGTAAGTATCAGTGCAGGTAACTGACTGACCTTACCGTGGATAGCACGTCTAGCCGGTGGCTTGCTTGGGGAACCATACTCTGATTGCTCAGAGACGTGGTGCAATACCATTACACAAGCCTCAGTCTTGCGTGCCATATCGTGCAACTCCATCATAATTGCACGTAGCCCTGACCATTCATTGTCTGTCTCTGCTGCCACGTTCATTAGGTTATCTATGATGATGAGTTCAGGTGCAATTCCGTAGAGTTCTACGTAAGCCCTAATCTCTAACTCAAGGTCATCTATTGAAGGTGATGAATCAAAGACCCATTTGATGTGGTCTATCTTTTGAAAGTGATGGTCGTAGTAATGACTGTCTCCAGCCAAGTTGCTCTCAACAGTAATCTGTGAGTGACCTGATGTATGCGAAGCTGCTCGCATCATCACAGTAGTAGTATCAGTATCGGCTGAGAAAAACAACGTAGGTACTTGTGCTTTGATTGCATAGATCAATGCGAACATTGACTTACCAGCATTGGGTGCTGCTGCAACCATACATACTTGACCACGTCTAAAGTTAATCTGCTTGGCAGCTAAGCCAGTCCATACGTCAGGCAATGGTGTGGCTTTGGTAAGCACACCACCCCACGCTCGGGATAGATTAAGCAACGTCTTCCTCCTGATTGAATTTGATGCCACGCTCACGTCGTACCTGTTGACGATCTTTATTACTTAGACCGCCCCAGATACCGTGAATCTCATTTGCGATACCCCATTCCCTACATTCTCTGCGGTGAGGACATCCATTACAGATGTTCTTTGCAAAGACAGCATCAACTGTAGATGCGCCAGGGATACCAAGATCATTATCGGGAAACCAGAAGTCCCCGCCTACTGTTGCACAACTAGGAGCTTCGTAAAACCTCGGCTCCCGCATTAGTTATCGAACCCAGATAGCGTCACACTTATCTGTTGCACCCTTTGGTGCAGCACACAAGTATCCCTTCCAAGGCTTGCCCTGTGCATTAACACCTTCACGATATGTCATCACTCCGTGACGGCAACTGTTGTTACTGCTTGGTGCTGCAGATGGTGCTGCTACTGGTGTTCCACCGAATGCTTGTGCTACTGATGCAACTGTTGGTGCTGGTTGTCCACCTGTGAACTCTGCACCTGTTGCTTTAATCAAAGTTGAAACCATACCTAGATCGTTAAGACCTGTCTCTAGTTCCTGAACATTTGCTGCGTAAAGATTGATGAGTGTTCCATCTGCCAACTTGTAGTTGACTTGAAACTTTGTACCTTCTGTAGCCATTACTTGCCTCCACTTTGTTTAACAGTTAGTCGCTGACTCTCAGGACCAACTTTCTTAGGGACAAACCCTAATAGTTTTTCTACTTCACTGCTATCTACGGACTCACGTCCTCTGACAGTTGTCCAACTTACTTCGATACCACTAGGTGTTACTCCTAGCAATCCTTCAAAGCTAGTCTTGAGTGAATCTTGTTGCTTTTCTAACTCTTCAAAGGATGCCATAACGTTGAACACCTGTGACCCACACGGACACACGTGGATGGGTCCTAAACCCCGCAGATCGGTCCCAAAAGGCTCAGGAAGGGTATCGTGGCTGCGACGTAATGATTGCAGCGTGAGTAGACGGAGCCAGCGGTTGGTTGTACCATACCCACTGTTGCGCCCTTCTAGGGCGCCCACCTGTTTAATTCGCCTCACGGCTCATATTGTAGCGACAGCTAGCGTGTCAGCCTATGCGACACGCCGATAGATGATACGATGTGACTATGACAACTATCGCAGGTGTGCAAGGTATTGACTATGCAGTGCTCGTTGCAGACTCTCAGATCACAGAAGATAATCTCGTGACCTTAGCTGTCAGCACACCGAAGATAGTCGAGGCAGGTAAGTTCCTCGTCGGTATCTCAGGTGATACACGACCAGGTGACATCCTGTCGTACAACTGGAAGCCGCCGCTCTATCGCGGCGAAGATCCTGTGCAGTTTATGGGCAAGAAAGTAATACCAAGTATCAACGCAGTTTTCACAGACAACAACTACGACTACAACAAGGTGGACAAAGATGGCGGGTTTGATTATCTCATTGCTTTTAACGGTAATATCTTTAGGATTGCTTGTGACCTCTCTTTTTTCCAAAGCGATGTCGGAATTTATGGCATCGGTAGTGGTGGCCAGTTTGCTCTCGGCTACCTTGCTTCAATTGTCAAACCTGATATTGAACTAGCCTACGCAAAGAGACACGCCCGTAAGGCCGTTGACATTGCGTCAATCCTTGACGCCAATACTGGTAAGCCTTTACAGTTGGTGGTACAGGAGAGGATGTAGCTATGGAAGTTCAATCAATACCAATGACAGATGAATATGCTGCTCATTACTTTTATCAAATGGGTTGGATGGCTTGTCGTCTAGCATACAAACTAGAAGAAGAGAAGAACAATGTCAGTAACTGATCCTAAAGAACTGCTGCTTACTGCACTACGTGCAGGCGATGCTAAGCGTTCACGTTCTACACAGGTACAGATTGGTCCATCAGAGGTAGGTGGCTGTCGCCGTAAGGTGTGGTACCGACTTAACGATCAACCTGAAACTAATGACAATGAACTAAAGCTCGCTGCGATTATGGGTACTGCTATCCACGCAGAAATTGAAAGAGCACTAGCAGATAATCCAGATGTGATGATTGAAACATCTGTTGAATACAACGGAATGAAAGCACACATTGACTGTTTCGTACCTAGTACTGGTGATGTGATTGACTGGAAGACAAGCAAGGTCCGGAACCTTTCTTACTTTCCAACCAATCAGCAACGGTGGCAGGTGCAGCTATACGGCTACCTCCTAGCTAAGAACGGCTATGCGGTCAACCGAGTGTCACTAGTAGCAATCGCTAGAGATGGTGACGAAAGAGATGTCAAAGTTCATACTGAGAACTATGACGAGTCTATCGCCCTTGAGGCACTCGGTTGGCTAGCGGCTGTTAAAGAAGCAAAGGAAGCGCCAGCACCAGAGAAAGATGCAAGCTACTGTCAGTTCTATTGCAAGTACTACGACTCATCAGGTGAGATGGGATGCGTGGGTCTAAAAAAAGAACGTACACCAGTCAGTGATGTAGTTATTGAAGATGCAGATGTTGACAAGAATGCACTACTGTACTTACAGTTAGGAGTACAGATTAAAGAGTTAGAAAAAGAACAGGATTCTTTGAAGGCATCCTTTGAAGGATTACTAGGCACTACTAATTCCGGTATAGAACTAAGTTGGACAAATGTTAGAGGGCGCGAGTCAG